TTCATCGGCTTTAGCTTCTAATTCTTCAAGACTTAAATCTTTTATTTCTGCTCTAAAATTAATAATATCTTTTTCTTCCATAGTATAAACTCCTATATTGTATTATAGTATAAAATCTTAATGTTGCCAAAATTGAAACTCTATTTATTTATAGACTGTCCTACTTTTGATTTTCTAACCCCTGCTATATATATTAATGTAGATAAAAGAATAGGTACGTCCTGGAGCGGACGCTCCGGAGGCTTATCAAATGGAATGAATTATCGCGGTTGTAGTTCTAGTTGGTGAGACCATTATTACATCTATTGTCGGATTGATAATTGGCACCTGATGGAACAAAAAACAAAAGGAAAAAGAAGAATTATCAAAATTGCGTGAAAAAGAGCGCGTTAACGCGGACAACGAACGCTGTAACAAAATGCAATGTACTATCCATGCTGAAATGGATGAGATGAAAAAAGATTTTAAACAAGAACTAAAACCTATTTTTGATGATATGGAATTAATGAAGAAAACAATGCAAAAAGACGTTCGTCGTAGTTTACGACAAGACGGCAAAATGTTTTGTGATCGTGGATATGCATCTCAAGAAGAGAAAACAGAATTCGATGAGCTTTATTGGGCATATCATAATTTAGGTAAAAATGGCGTCGTTGATGGCCTTCATAACAGAGTTATGAATCTACCAGACGAACCGAAAGGAGACAAATAATGGGTTGGCAAGAAATTTTAGGTTTAATTAGTGCTATTGTTTCCATTATTCCAACAGTTGTTAGTGTTGTAGTATTAATCATTAACATCATTAAAAATAAGAATTGGAATATGGTTATGGATATCGCTGATGCCGCAATGCGCAAGGTTGAAGAATATTCAAGAGAACATCCTGGAATGTCTAGTGATGAAAAACTTGATATGGCTCTTGAGGCAATTAAAGCCGGACTTGAAGTTGCAGGTATCAAATTAGATAAAGCATTACTTGAACGCATTATCGCTTACATTAAACAATCTATCTCTTGGTTCAACGAGATGAAATAATAAAAGACCTCATTATGAGGTCTTTTTTATTAAAACAAACTTGCTGTATTATCATCATTCCAATTGTCTGGATGTACAATTGGATCTAAATAGAAGAAAATGTTCTTTAACATCAATACATCCGCTAATGCGTCATGTGCACCAACGCTACTAAAACCGAGGGCTTCAGCAACCAATGTTAATTTCCATTTGCGTCCTAATTTATCTTTTAGCCCGAATAGATTTGCTTTCTTAGCATATTGCACACAATCGTAGTATCCATCTATTCCAGGAAATTTCTCCTTATCGAAGAAGTCATAGGGGATTTTTAAGACTTTGCAACGCTCATTTAACATGCGTCTATCAAAAGCTTCTCCATTATAAGTCAATACACAATCAACTTCCTGTTGTTTCATTCAAACACAAAAGTCCAATAATACTTCGCTCTCTCTTCTGCAATTAACTAAGTCTTTTTCATAAATACCATGAACTGCACTTGCTGCAGGATCGATTTTATGTGTTGTTTTGATTCGTTCATTAAAACTATCAATAATGTTCCCTTTATTATCACAAATTACCGCGGCGATCTGGATGGGTGCCGCCGTATTTCAGTAAACATTTGTCGTTTCCGTATCTAACACACAGATTCTATTATATTTCATATCTAAACTCCTGTTCTCAAAATGTTCATGGTATATCGTTATCTGATAATGTATCTTCTCCTCATTGTACAGTGAGGAATTTTTTATTTCTTCATGTTTGTCTAAGTAAATCTCTAAATACTGTACTTCATTTTTCAGTATGACTTCAGTATCACATGCTGCGGCCGAATTTGAGGCCTGGCCCATATTTTATAGTAATCCATTCTAACCAACTAACTTGCGGTTTTTTCGCGAGTCATTCTGTAGCGGTCTCGAATAGAAAGAAATATGGAGTATCGGTTCTATGTTGAAGTTCTGCTACCTCAACATATATTTTATTTTCTTTTGCATGAATAATACAGTCTTGAATTGTATCTCATTCAATTAAAGCTTTTTGTCTATCTTCTCAGTGGTCTGATGGTCTTAATCGTAAAACAATCGCACCCAGTCTAACATATGGATATTGCTTTTTAATTTTCATCCATACTTCTGCACTTTCCGCATAGTCTTCAGGAAAAATAGGCACTCATTTTAAAAGAGATCCCGGAGATACTTTTAACTTTAAAAATTGGTTCATGACTTCTTCATCAGTAGCTAATTTATGAAGCCAAATTGGTTCTAAAAATGAAATGTTTTTAACTTCTTCTAACTGTTTCAGCGCTTTTATGGTAGTTTCGGAATCAGTTGTTCACAATTTAGTATCTGTGACCAATGCCCTTTTATTTTTAAAACTATTGCTTCAATCCTGTGAAATTGGCAATAACTTACCTTCATTACCCAATAACCTAATTTGATCCGCTCTTTCAAATTTAGTTTCTTTCTCAGGATACAATAAGTAATCTGGTCTAACGCCGAGCATGACATTATCCATTTTCCAGTTAATGCGGAATTTCACCGCCTTACCCCATCATCTTACTTTACTATTGGTAAAAAAGTCGAATGGAGGATTAGGTGTTTTACTATTCTCCTTAATAATATAGTACAAATCATAAGGACGATATATATCATCTTTTTTAACAACAAAATTAACTTGATCACCTAACTGTTTATGATAGCTTGAGATTTTCATTACGTCAGGATTAAAACAGTCTACTTTTGTAGGACTATAATAATAATCTAAATCTCAAATTGTTACTTTCATTATTCTTCCATCTTCGCTTCGATTTTTTCAATAGCATCATTTAATAATTTCGTAAATTCTTCAAAATTGGTAGAATTTTCCGCACAAATTCTAACTAATTGAATAGTTTGACGGACTGATGCTAAAGCTTCTTTTACTTCAAGTTTCTCTTTTTCTGCATGTAATTCTCTATATGTTTTAGTTGCCATAACAGATAGCCTCCTCTTTAGTATATGTAAATTGCGGATGCTTTTTACAAAAATCAATAGCAATATCTTCACATTCTACAATACAGAATGGTTCTGTTACCATATTATCATCACTAATTTTTAAAATTATGCGGGAAATCAGGAAATAATGTCTAGCAGACGCACATTCTGTCCAAAATTCCGCATTTTCTACTTTATCATTAAGCATCTTGTTTTTCCTCCAACTCAACGAAGTCACCATCTTCATCTAATACTATTTTTAAGATAGACTTTCTACCTGTACTCTTATACACTTTCGGTACAAAAGTCATTCCGCGCATAATACCTGTGACCAATAAGTGAACACCTTTTTCGAAGAAACTATCTTGTTCAACGTCTTTGTTACCATCTTCATCGACATCACCGACAACAGACATAAATGTCGCAAATAAATCTTTATAAACTTTTAAGTTCACAACTCCATCTGGACATTGTAATGTGACTAAACCTTTTGTTCTATCTCTATCAATAACTGTGCCTGCAATTGTGTACAATTTCATTCTTGGAATCTCTTTACCTTTAATAAAGAAGAAACCATCTTGAGCACCTTCAATAATTGTATCAATTGGGTTTACTGCTATTGGCAATTGTTTAATTACTTTCTTTAATGGATGTCCGCTATAATAGAAATTAATACTATCTAACTCCCATTGCAAACTATCTCCACTACAATACTTTTGATACTCATCATTAAATAAACGATTATTTAAAGTCTTTAATAATTCATCGTGATTCTTTGTGATATAAGTCTTAATCTTTGCCATTTCTCTATTATAGAAGTTATCCCACTTTGTGCTATTAATCACTTTACGTGGTTCACCATCTATAACCATCTCTTCGCCTGTGACTCCGCTATCTCTAAATAATTGTCTCCAACTATCTAATTTATTACCCGGAATCTCCATACGATCTGCGCAATACCACAACTTCTTGCTATCACGATGTCTGCGCAATTCTTTTGTTAATTTATATAAATCACATTGATAATCTAATTCTGCTGGCAATAAGTGCAAATCAATTAACATATTCGCATTTTGCATTGTTAACTTCTGCTTCATATCCGCCACGCTTTCAATATATTCTTTTAAGATTTGTTCACGTGGTTTACCTTCACACTCATCAAAAGCTCCGCACTTAATTAAATTAATCACTTTTGGTTTTGTAACAATTCTCTTTTGAACCTTATTCAAAAAATCTTGAACACCTTTAAATGGACGGTTCAACATAATTTCACTAATTGTTGGTTCTGTGACTTGTGCAATACCTTTTAAACCATATAAAATACTATTTGTCTTTACATCTGGTGTGAATGACAATCTAGATTCGTTAATATCTGGCATCTTAATTTTACAAACACTTCTGAACTTATCTAATGCCGCTGCCAACTTCGCATAATCCATTTTATTTTGGACTTTCTTTTCTTCACCTGCATCGCCATCAACAATATCATTTTCAATTAAGTTGTAGAAGTCCGCTGCATTAATTGCACTACTATCAACAGACAAACATGCACAGTTCCAATAAATAATCGGATAATGATAAGCCAAATTCATCTCTTGTAATGCAATCATCGCGTATCCAGTAGTGTGAATTTCACTAAATGAATAACCTAACTGCGCACTTACTTGGACATACCAAATATAACTTAATAAATTATTTGACGTGCCGAGTTCACGTCCTTTTTCAAAGAACATCTCTTTAACGGCTTCAATTTCTTTAAATTGTTTCTTTGCAATCGTCTTTCTTAACTTATTTGCTTCTTTCATATCGAATCCACTAATTTGAGGATCCATAACGATTTGCATAATAACTTCTTGAGATTCACCAACACCACATTTCTTCTTTAAATACTTTTCAAGAATGTGTTGTTCATCTTGAGTTAAACCATACGCCGCCATTTCTTGATACCAAGCCGCTGGCAATAATTTATGTCTTGCATATTTTTCTAATGGCAACTCACCATCACCCATTAATCTCATTAATGATGAACTAATCGCTAATTCAGTTAAACTTCTTGGTTGAATACTTTTAATCGCTTGTGAACCGACTAATGTATCAAATTGGAACAATGAACTAATTTCACCACGTCCAACCATATCCCACATTTCTTTGCTATCGTAATCTAAAACCGCAGGATTTAAATATTTATCATAAGTGGCTCTTAAACTACCTTGCCACTCCATTGTACCATCTTCCAACATATAGTTCATACATTGTCTAATTCTATCTAATGCTGATACAGTTAAAAAGTCATACTTAACCATACCACATCTTTCTAATGTATGTAAATCATATGATGTAACAATTTGTTCTTTAGAAGTTTTCATAACAGAGTTATAATCATTGAAGTCACCATTAACACAAACAACACCAGATGCGTGAACACCTAATCTTGTGATAAGACCTTCAATACTTTGTGCTAACTTCCAAAGTTTTGGATATTCTTTCATTTGTTCGACGAACGCTTTAATTGGACTCTTGCCTTCATCGTTACCATAATAACATTCACTTAAAGTCCAGTCAAAACCTCTTTCATTTGGAATCATTGAGGTTATATAACTGATTACGTCGTCATCTATTTTTAAACCACGACCAGCGGTTTTTAAGGCACTTTTAGTTCCTTCTGTACCAAATGTACAAACGTTAATAACGTCGCCACCAATACTATTAAAATAATTTCTAACTTCGCTAAAAACAATCGCTCTCTTATCTGATTCTGTATCAAAGTCGATATCAGGTAAGTCTGGACGAGATGGATGTAAAAATCTCCACACAAACGGCAATTCCATTTTAATAGGATTAATTTGTGTAATACCTAATAAATAATTTATTAATAATGCACCTGCAGATCCACGACTTGGACCAGAGATACTATTCGCTTTATTCCAAACAATATCAATAATTTTAGACATTGTGATAAAATAGTCGGCCATCGGTTGTTCGATTTTATTACCAACTTCTTTTAATGTCCAAAACTCTTCTTCTAATCTCTTATAATAAACATCATCGTCCCAATCGTCTTGATACAATGATACATAACCATGCGCAACTAATCTTGCTAAATAGTTATCACTTCTATCTTCTGTATGAAGATAATGATAGAAGTTAGGATAAGTTTCTTCGTCGACATCATTAAATACTTCTAAGTCATCGGCATATTCATCCCAATGTTCATACTCGACTTGTGCTAATTTTGGCTTTTGTTCAAGTTCATAAAACTCGCACATATCTTTAATGGCTCTTGTGTTTGCCACCATGCGGCCAAATTGTGCGTCATCGACATATGGCATTAATTTGCGCACTTCATCTTGACTCATAATATAAGCATACTTATAAAATTCGTCTACTTCTCTATCTTTTGAACTTTTACTATTTAAAAATGCTTTATGAATATCTCTTTCATCTTCTTTTAAATAGTGAGCATCAGTTGTAAAGATAAATGGATAATACTTCCAATATCTTCCAATCATAAACTCATTATATTCATTTTGTTCACTGCCAACTTCATTTGGTTGAAGTTCAATATAAAAATTACCTTTACCAAAAAGGTTCTTCATCGCGGCTAAATGATTATCTAATTTACCAAGATAAAAATCTTTATCTTGTCCTTGTTCCCATGGGAACTTATTATCATCATGAAACGCCTTTCTCCACGTCCATGCCGCATAACCACCTAAACAAGCAGTAGAACAAATTAAATGTCCTGGATTCTTTCCAACTACTTCAATTAAATCACTTGGATAAGTTGGAGTTCTCAAGATACCTCTAAACCATGCTCTTCTCCAAGCTCTACTACTTAATTCTTTAAGTTGATGGAACCCGATACTATCTTTTGCTATTAAGATTAAGTGCCAAAAATGAACGGGATGATTGCCGTCCATTTGAGCTTCTGTAAGTCCTTCTTCACTAAGATAAATCTCATTACCGAGAATAACTTTAAAATCTAATTTATCTGATGCGGCCGCATAACCTGGAAACTCTTCATCAGGATATGTTTCCGCCCATTCTTTTTTAAGTTTTGCTCTATATTCATCGAGTTCTTTTAAAGTACCAGAAAGACAATCGTGATCAGTGAATACTAATCCCGACATACCTAAATCCCATGCATAGTCAATCATTCTATCAGAACGATTAGTACTATCAATAATCTTTAAGTTACTATATTCAGTATGATTGTGACATCCTAAATAATTTCTCATAATTTGCCTTTCTATTATATTATATTAAGCGTCGTAAGCTTTGTCTAGATCTTTTTCATTTTCCTCTAAATCTTCTTCACCTTTACCGAAAGCTTTTTTCAACTTTTCGACAGATTCTTTTATATATTCTTCTGCGGCTTTTTGTGCATCATTGTAAATATCGTCTGCATTATCATAGAAGAACTCAACAATTTGTAATGCTTGTTCTTTTGTAAATTCAAGATATAATTTATCTAGTCCGCCTAAAAAGGCATATTCTTCAATTAAATCTTCAAATTTAAGATTAAACTTATCATAAAATTCTTTCTTAGTCATTTAATGAGTCTCCTGTTGTAAAAGTTCCTTTTATACTACTGTCTTTTGTTGTAGCAGTATTTCCTGTTATATTCGTATATACTATTGAAAATTGATTTGGTTGATATTTAGGGCATTGTTGCATTGTCTTTTCACAAAGACCGCAAGGTAATAAATATTGGCACCATGCGAATTTATTCAAGTAGTCATTTGGCCAATTAAAATGCTCATCCATATTATATTTGAAATCATTAATAATATTACAAGTATTTGTTGTATATTCTTTCTTATCCATAATCTTCTCCTTAGATTAAATCAAATAAGTTTTGAGGCTTTTTAATAACCTCTTCACGTTCTGTAAGATCGATATCGTCTATCATAATCTGTACATTAACATTTCCGTTATATTCATTGATTTGAGGTCTGCCAACGATAGTCGCAGTACCATTTGGCATATTTGTAATCTCTTCAACTAATGCCGCGTTTTTGAAGGCTACAAAGTCAATTTGTCCGCATCTAATTTTTAATGAACTATGGTCTTTTCCCATAACTAAGATATCTGTCTTACTATAATCTACTGTAAAAGCGAATTTAGGTTGTGGGATTGAGTTACCCCATAATTCGTCATAAGATGCCATTTGGTATAACATCTCATAATCAATATCATATTTATCTTTAAAGATATAGTCTACTTCATAAACTGTCTCAAAAGATAATGGATTTAATTTTATATTCGCATAATCGCGCACTTTCTTTACTTCATCTGGTAGTAAGAATGCACCGAATGCATTGGCGTGACCTTCAGCATAATACACACCTGCTTCATGTAAGAACTCTTTTAAATCTGGCAATCCGTAGAAACTACCATTTCTTCCGCTACCACCATACATCTTTTGTCCTTCATAAATGGTTTCTCTTAATACAAGTGAAGGTCTATTAAATTCTTTAACTAACTCCATAGCAATTAAGCCTGTGAAATTAGGATTGACTTTCTTACTTTCTGCGCCGTCAAGAGTAACAAGGATTAAATTATCTTGGTCATGTCCTTCATCCTTGATTTTTCCGCATAACCATTCAAATGCCTTTTTCTTTTGAGCATCTTGTCTGGCTTTTGCATTTGCGGCTAAACGAGCAGCATATTGATAAATAGTTTCATGACGTTCAACTCCACGCCAAACTGTCACCACATCTTCTGTACTGTTTTCTGTACACATTGCCTTGATAACAGCTTCTTTGTCTTCGTCATCGCCACCTCTAATAACACCATTGATAATTGGTGCAATATAGAAAGCTACATCAATCTTTGTTAAACAATTAGGATTTTTAATTCCATGAGCTTGTTTAATGGCGATTTCTTTAATTAATTGATTGTGTATATGTTTAAGACCATGATAAGCAATATAATTATTACCTAATGAAGTCATATTCATTGCATCTGCGATAATACCAATAGCTGCTAAATCATAATAGTCTTGGAATATTTCATTTGAAGGATAATATAATTGATCCATTCTCATAATAAACATAAAGACAACACCTGCGCCGCTCATATATTTATTTGAGAAGTTTGGACTAAATTGGTTATTAACTAAGATTGCACCTGTATCAATATAATTATCGACTTCGTGGTGGTCTAGAATAATTACAGTTTTGCCCTGATCAATTAAAGCCTTCTGTTCATCATAATTGTTTGATCCGGCATCTGGTACGAATATAAGAGTTCTATCTTCTGGGATGTCCTCTAATACAATACCGTGTTCTTTGCCAGGATGTAAAGCATATTGAAGATCAACATCAGGAAAACGTCTTTTAATGTAGTTGATTAAGATTGAACTTGAGGTGTATCCATCTGTATCACTATCGACAATCACGAATACTTTGGCTCCGTGAGTTAATTGAGACCATGCGGTTCTAACAGCTTCATCTATGTTAGAAAGGCTTTGCGGACGATCTAAGTCATCTTCTCTTGGTCTATCTATAAAACTAATAATATCTTCTTTCTTAATACCCAAACTTACAAGATATTGTTCAATATAATCAATGTTCTTATTTTGGAAATTACTATGAGAAGAAGTTTTTACTAAATGATTTGTTTTTAATTCAATCTTATTCATTACACTATTCTCCTATTTTTTAATATTTTTTCAAATATTTCTCTGCCGCCATCAATTGGGCTTGACTTATATGGAAGTTCGAAATCATAATCCATTAAGTAACTGACATTGAAATAAGGTGCCAATATCTTGGCTTTTTCAATATACTTCTTTTCAACTTCTTTTAATTGTTTATAATCTTCATAATCACTATCATAAGCAAGTATAACATGTGTTACCTTCATTTTCAAGAGATATTGTATATGATCCTTTGTAATATTCTGTCCCAAAGTTGCAAGGGCGACATTATTGTTGTTTCCATAAATTGTGCCATATAACAATACACTCTTTTCGCCTTCAAAAATGATAGCGATATGTTTTCTTTCTATATTCTTATGGTTCTCATAAATGCCGTAGAAAGTGCGGCCTGTCGGGTGATTATATAATATCCCGCTATCATATAAAGGTCTATATTTACCTTTTGCTAACTCTTCTGGTTTAAAATGTCTTTCACGGATGCCGATTAACTTGCCGTCATAATCGAAGTTCGGGATAACAATAGCTTGTCTATAACTATCCCATTTAATATTGAACTTTTGTAAGGTTTCAATACCAATTCCTTCTTCGATCCAAGGCATTAAACCCATATAATCGAAACCAAACTTTTTTAATATATTTGTATCATATGTTTTAAAATCAAGATTATCTACATCAGGAATATAAACATTGTTTAACCCCTGCATATACCTTATATCATCTAATACATTATAACCTTTATCTGTTACTTTGATATCAGATGCATCTAAATCACATATTGCAACCGCCTGTTTGAGAGTAATCTCTTCTCCTCTCAATCTATACATTTTTTGTAATAATGTAAAGATATCGAATGAAGCCGCGCACTCTGTATAACAGTGAAATAATTTTGTATTTTTATAATAGAATAATTTAGGACTTCCGCCAACTAAATTATGACAACAAGTAGGAAAAATAATTGCTTCTTCATTTTCTTCTACTGGTTCAACATTAAATTGACCCAGAATATCCTTAATCATTTCATCGCTCAATTGTTCGCGCAATTCTTTAAAGTCTACCATACTAAATCACTCCTTGTGTCTTTAAATCTAAGAAGTCAAATGGTCTCTTTTCATATTGCAATTGACCGATGTCTTGAACCGCCTTATATGCGGAATCTGTGATGAATAAATCTTCACAATGACAAGTGCCATAATCAAAATATCTAAATATCTTGATACTATTTAATTCACCACGTCTATTCTTATATATATCTATAACAATGTTAGGTTCATGAATAAACTTTTGAGGGTTTTGCTTTTGAAGTTCTCCCCAAACTGCTTCAATTTGTTTCTTCTCTTCTTCACTCAATCTAACACCAATCATACCGATATCAATCTTATCTGCAATTGCTTTAGAACCTCTTAAACAGTTTTGATCTCTCAAACCAATCGCTTTCTTTGACCAACCATCATTTAATTGTGTTGCGCTTTGAATAAAGACATTATATAACATTGCTGTTTCTTTAATACTATTTGATAACATCATCAACATAACGTCTTCACGAATGTTTTCCGCGCTGAACTCTGTTAACAATCCTGGACTACTAAATATATAATCATAGAAGATATATTCAATACCATCTTGAACAATATATTTTGCTAATCTTGACTTAACCATCGCGATACTTGGATCTGGAATAACTTCCAAGATTAAATTTTGTCCATATTTATCAATAATATCTAATGCTTGTTGTATTCTATTAAGCTCGTCTGGAGTATAGCTACCTAATAAGATTGTCTTTTCATTAATGCCACTCACATAAGCTAAAATCATTGTTTGGATTTCATCGGCTTTCTGCTCAGTTGTAACATAAAGAACTCTTTGATAATCATCATGTTCTTTTGTTCCTCTAAAGATAACCTTACCACTTTTATCAATATATGGCATACTAATTGCGCACGCATTACCAACCATATATCTTGTTTTACCAGCACCAGATGGCGCACTATAAGTATATAACTTACCTAAACGCGCACCTCTTGTCGCATAATTAACAATATCTCCGTCTAAAGGTAAACCAACTTCTGGGTTCTCT